CTGGCGCAGATTTTCGGTTCTGACGCTGTGCGTGCCGCCGCCGTGCTCTATGAGCAGGGGCAAGACGGTATCCAGGGGTGGATTGATAAGGTCAATGACTCTGGTTACGCGGCCGAGACAGCGGCTATCGCGCAGAACAACCTTAAGGGCGACCTTGAGAAGCTGGGCGGGTCTATCGAGACGCTTTTCATCAAGTCCGGTTCTGGTGTGGCTGACGCTCTACGCCCGGCCGTGCAATGGCTGGACAAGCTCGTTGATGGTCTTTCGCGTGTCGATTCTGGCACGCTCACAACGGTTCTCACCATTGGGGGTATCACTGGTGCGCTGCTGCTGGCTGTGGCTGGTGCCGCGAAGTTCGTTACTATGGTGCACGCTACACGCACGGCGCTAGTTGAGCTAGGTTTAGCCGGGCGCAGCGCCTCAGCCGGTGTAGCCGCATCTAACGCCCAGATGGAGGCGGGAGCCGCAAGCGGTGGTAAATTCTCCGGTGTGGTAGGGAAGCTGGCCCGTGGATTCGGCTACCTCTCCCTAGCTGTAGCTGGTGCTGAGGCGATAGCTACACCTTTCAAGAACCTTAACGCGCAGACACCGGGCGTGGAGAAAATGACTAACGCCCTATCTGAGAGCGGCGGCGAAATGAACCGCATCAACGACATTTTCAAAAACGCGGAGTTCACCAACGGGCGCGGCAGGTGGGCCATGCACGGCACCGAAGAGGGCATCAACGGCATAAACGACGCCTTGAAACGCCTCAGCAACCAAACCGCCTTCGACGGGTTTAACGGCATGGTGAACAACATCGTCGGCTCCAAAGGCTCGTTCGATCTGCTCAAGGATAGTGTGTTGCAGGTGGACGAGGCGTTGGCGAAGATGTACGGTGAGAATCCGCAGCGCGCCACCGCACTCTTCAAGCAGATAGCGGACGAGGCGGAGCATTCGGGTGTGAGCGTCAGCAAGATAACCGAGCTTTTCCCGAAGCTTGGGCAGGCCGTCACCGACTATGCCAACAAGCTAGGGGTAGCGCTCACCGATGAAGAGAAATTCCAGGCGATGAAGGGTCAGCTGCCCGAGAAGCTGCAAAAGGCCGGGGCATCCCAGGAAGAGCTGAACAAGAAAATCAAGGAGGGAACGGCCGCTACCAGTGAAGCCACGGACGCTATCGGTGAGAACACTAAGAAGCTGGACGAGAACGGCGAAGTGGTAGAAAAGGTTGAATCCCTGCTGTCCGATTTCGCTAAGGCATTCGATTACTTGGGCAGGGGCTTCCGATCCTACAACGACTCTATGGGTTCTTACTATGAGTCGCTTGAGAAGCTGGCGGAGGCTTTCAAGAAAGGCAAGACCGCTTCCTATGATCTTGGTTACGGTTTCGATAACGCTTCGAAGAGCGGCCGTGAGCTGAACAAGCTTTTCGGGTCTGTCGCTAACGAAACGAACAAGGTTGCCGTGGCCGCCTCTAACGCCGGTAAATCGCAGGAAGAGATTCGGGCGATTTATGAGCGCGGGTACCAAACGATACGAAAATATGGGTACCAGGCGGGGTTGTCGTCTGAGCAGGTTGAGGACTTGGCGCGTGCCGCGTTCGGCCTGCAAGACAAGAACATTAGCATCAGTACGTTCATGGATGATAACGCCCGGGCTGTGGCGAACCGCACCGCTAAAGAGGTGAACGGCATCCCTAACCAGGTGCATGTCGCGGGCGGCACTATCGGTTTCGACCAGGCTACAGGTAAGGCAACGCAGCTGCGTGACGCCCTGGGTAATATTCCGGGGCAGAAGAATGTGAACGTGCAGGCGCAGGGTATCGAGGAGACTAAGAGCGGGTTCAGTGAAGTTGCTAAATGGCTTGAATCTATGCCCGGTAACAAGGAGATTGAGATTGATGCGACGGGCACGTTCGATGCGTCCTCAGCTATCCAGGGCGTGAGTGACACGGTGAACGCGGTACCCGGTTCGCACAATACCGATATTACGGCTACCACGGGTAATTTTGATTCTGCTGCGGCTCTAACCGCCGAGTCTGTGCGGAACCTCCCGAAGTCGCATAACACCGACATGCGGGGTGACGCATCGAATGTGAACCGTGCCGCGTCTCAAGCCTCGGACTCGGTAGGTAAGGTTCCCGATAGGCACAACACTGAGCTGAACGTCGTCGGCCTCGGCGGGTTCGTAGGCAGTGTGCGCCGCGCTATCGACTGGGTATTTTCAATCCCTACCGTCCGCGAAACGACGCTGCGGATCAGGAATATTACGGAGAATATTACCCACAAGATCGAGACCTACCGTAAGAAGTTCTTCGGGTTCTCTGGTGGCGGTCATGTGGGTGATACGATGCGCGGCTTTGCCTCCGGCGGGCTGATTAGTGGCCGCCCACCTGCGGCCCCGCATGTCGATAACCGGCGGGCGGTGGTTGAGGATACGGGCGAGCCTATCCGTGTGCGTTCCGGTGAGTTCATTATGAACGAGAGGGCTACGCGGCGTAACCGGCCGCTGCTTGAGTTCTTGAACGCCGGGGGTAACCCGCGTTCGGTGCGCGGCTTCGCCTTTGGTGGTTCGCCCGCACCGGTGGGGTTCGCGCCCGCACCCGACGCTAACCTGCGGATTGGGGAGCAAATAGCGGCCGCGTTGAGTGAGTGGAAGCCGGTAGTGGAAATATCGGGTACTAAGTTCTACGGCGTTATGGCTGAGTCGAGGGTCCGCGCACGCCGGTAAAGATAAGAGGAAAAATGACAGGAAGGAGGGGCGGCGCATGTCTAGGATGTGGATAGGGCGGCCCGCAACAATGGTGCCCGTAAAAGGGTACTCAGAGGTGACAACAACCCGAACACTGGTGAACCGGATCGACACAGACCCGCTCACGGGTGTGCGCCGAACCTCCTTCTACGGGCCTCCCCGCAGTATGCGTGAGATGCGCTGCACCTGGCGGGCTGAGGGTGAACAGCTCGGGATGATTGAGGGGCTGCTGAACCTTTCCATGCTCGGCGGCTCGTTGGTAGGCCCGGCCACCCCGCTCACGGTCATTCCCGCCGGGGCTGAGCATATCAACGTCATGCCCCCCCGCACCTCACTACTGCTGGATACCTACGGTGCCGTGTATTCCCCCATGATGGTTGATTCTGGTGGGCACGGCATCATATGGCCCGGCGGCACATCGGTGACAACCCCGACGTTTGTTAGGCAGGACATTCCGTTTCCGTGGGGCGGTGAGGTGGTGAACATCTCATGCGTGCTAGAGGATGACTCATACCTGCGCATCTGGTGGGGCGGCGGCCGGGCAGGCCAATTCGGTGTAACCACCGTGGAAGGGCCGGGCAAGGGCGCGGGCGTGCACCGTAGGGAAGCCTACGTGCTAGTCCCCAAAGCCTGCACCCTCTACGGTGTGCAGTTGAGCGGGACTGGTACCTGCGCATCAATGGTGCTAGGGCGCGAAAAGAAGCCCTGGACGGTAGGCGAAACGCTAATGGGCGGCATCGTGGATGATTACGAGGTGAAGCCGCTCTACCGGGGCGGCAACAAGAACATTTCAGAGATCACATGCACGATCAAGGAGACAGGGAGCGGTAGCTAATGGGTGCTGAAAATCCGGGGCCTACCCAAATCTGGGGGATGCAAGCCAGTAAATCGTATGTGCGGCAAAAGGGTGTGCGCATCATCTACGCCCGCATCTATGTCGGCGGCTCCGATGAAGGTATGCACCAGGTGGAGATTTCTTCCGCGATGTCGGGTGACCTGCCTGGCCGCCTGGCTATCACCTCGGGGTTCAACCAGTCTACGGGCACTATCACTTGGCAGATGACCGATGCTACCCCGAACCTTTGGACGGGGTTCTCTGGTGGGCTGCGTGTCCCTAAAATCGGTGAGCGCATCGAAATTGACATGTCCCTATCCCCGTCGGATATACCCGGCCCTAATAAGTGGGTGAGGGTCTTCACGGGCCGCGTGGATTATAACGAGGTGCAGGACGGTAACCAGCTAGTCACCCACATTGTGGATGACTGGGACAAGTTCGGTAAGGCTGTGGATGTTCTGCCGCTGCTGCGGCACATGCCCGGCCGTAAGAATAGTGATTTTAAACAGTTCACCCCTGGCTGCTCTATCAACTGGGTTGTGTGGGATGTGCTGGATCAATGCGGTTATGCGGTGTCCCCGGCGTCTAAGGTTCCTCTCGGTCATGATAAGCGTGTGGTGATGCACGCACCCTTGCAGGGCACTATGTGGACTGCCCACGAGAGGGGTAAAGGCGCGTGCGTGAAAGCGGGGCCTACCGAGGAAGTATACGATGCCTCACCTTCCTTTGCGTACCATGATAGCGGCGAATGCTACCTTTTCAAGGGCTGGGGGATCTATGAGAACTGGGCAGAGAACCGGAACCTGCGGGGAACGCAGCCGATCATGGTTAGGTTCCGTGTGGGCGCCGGGCACACCGGTAAATTCACGCTCAAGCTGACGGTGGGCGGTAAGAAGGTCGCTATCACCCTTGAGGGGAATAAGAGGCTGTCTGTGCACCCCGGGAATAATCCGCAGTATGGGGATTTTCTGGTGCCGAAAGATGGCGTCGTGGAGTTCCTGATGCATGTGAACGGCCGCTGGGAGACGCGGCTAGGGGTTGAGGGTACGCCCGGCCCTAGCGGCGTACATGAAAGGTGGTGGGGGCCAAACAGTGAGGTCGGTAACTGTGAGATTATCGCCGAGCTAGGGTGCGAAATATCCGATGTGCTGGTGGCTATGGAGCCGCTGCCGCTATCGGGTAGGAAGCAGGCGCATGTGCGCATCCCCGACTACCTGAACAACCCTTACTGGACGCCTTCGGTGCGTAGCCGCAAAGCCTCGGAGTTCCTTGAAGAACTGGGTGAACTAATTCACTGCGCAATGTGGCTTGACTCTACGGGTGAGTTCCATTTCAAGCATGGCACTATGCTGCGTGAAGCCACCGAGAAGGGCGTTATCTCCGCCGATGATGTGGTGGACTACACGCTAAGGCAGGACATTCTACGCTCCGGCTCCGCCGTGCGGGTGAAAAGCAAAATCACATGGATTTCCAACATGGGCAGCATTGGGAAGATTCACCGCGCCACACTCTGGCAAGGCACCGGGCAGTCCATCCTGGGCAATGAGGTTGTTGAAGAGTTTATCGGCCCGGACGAGAACGAAGACTGGTTCGAGCTGGACGACGACATTATGTGGAACCTGCATAATTTCTTCAACACACCCATATCCCAGCACGGGAACGGGTGGAAGCGTGAGATAGAGAAAATCTACTACGGCTCCTGCTATTTCACTATCGGACAGAACGGGTACACGGGCTATATTGCCGCCCCGAGGATTGAGCGGCTCGCCTGGTGGCGGTGGAAGCTCACGATTGATAACAAAGCAGTGTTCGGGAACGGGGGAGAATCCTCCCGATCCACGATGCAGTTCCCCGTGAACAACCGCACCATGCCAGGCACCTATGAAGACATGTGGGGCGAAAAAATGCCGATCATACGCGGCGGCGCTAAGGCGAAAGCTAAAGATGATGGTGACGCCGTTGTTCTCGGGCCGCTGCGTGAGGCACCGGAGCTTGAGATAGACGCCGGTATTTGGGCGGGCAGCCGCGAACGTGCGCTTGAGCTTGCTAAGGATGTGGCCGCGTGGCTATCAGATTCTAAAGCAGTTTATTCAGACTCTATAAACGTGAATTTCGACCCCGGTTACCGTGTGGGCGATGTATACCGGTGGGAGGTGCCGGGTCTTAGTACCCGCGTTTATTGTCTCGTCCTGGGTGTTGAGCACCGCCCGGGGGAGGATCGCACCGAGCTTACGGTGCGCACTTACATGCAGTTAGAGTAGGAGAATTTGTATGGCTGAGTACTGTACGGTGACAGCTAATTTTTTGACGATGCAGGAGCGGGGGGGTGCCCCGGTTCCTGTGTCTGGGCGTGTTGAGTTCACGCCTACCGCGCACGCTTTTAGTGGTGACGCGGTGTTTACGCAGGCGGCCCGCACCGGGTACGTGGTGGGCGGGGTTCTGTATGATTCGCCTGACGCAACTACTGCTGGTGTGCGGCTTGTCGCCCCGTCTCCTGGCGTGTCGCCGGAGCGTTTCGGGTACAAGGTTACCGCGCATTTGCGTGATGGTGAGGGCCGCCCGGCCCCGTACCCGTGCGGGTTTATCCACCCTACAGCGGGTGCGGTGCTGAATCTTGCTGAGCAGGCTCCGGTACCTGATCCGGGTTCGCCGTCTGGGTGGTCTGCGCGTGGGCCGCGTGGTGAGGTGGGGCCGCCGGGTGTGCAGGGTGAGCGTGGCTTGCCTGGGCCGCAGGGAGACCCGGGGCCTCCCGGCCCGCCTGGTACACCGGGGCAGCCGGGCCGTGATGGCGGGGCGTTTGATGATTCAAAGATTCTGCGCCGCCTTGAGGCTCTTGAGACTGCGCCGAAGCAGGCGGCACCCACTCAATCGGGTTACAGTGTGAGCGTGATTGACGCCCCCTATGGTGCAGACCCTACGGGTAAGGCTGATGCTACGGCGGCGATACAGGCGGCGGTTGATGCTGTGTATGCTGCTGGTGGCGGGGCTGTACGCATCCCCGCCGGTAAATATTTAGTATCATATCCGTTTATCAAGCTCAAGGGGTTTGTGCAGGTTATCGGTGACGGTGACGGCACCCAAATCCTAGCATCAGACGGCACGCCTATCACTGAGAAGACCGGAGTTTTCCACACCGGAACATGGAATGAGCGCGCGATAGACCCCGACCTTATTCATTTCGGTGTGTCTAGCGTATGGATTCGCGCCCACCGGACAGGCCGTAACCATCAGGCGGCCATACCGAACCTCTGCGGCGTGCTACTGAACACCGACCTTGGGGATTCCCCTGCGGAGCCGGACGCCGCACCGACCATGAATAACGTGAAGGTCTGGGACATGGAGACCGGGGCCGCTATCCTTGGCCGTGACGACCAGGCTATGGACGTGTGGAACCTCAAAATTAGGAACACGCTGCAGGCCGGGCTTGTTGTCGGTAAACCTGATGGGCACCCGGAGCTGGTGGCGAAGGTTGCGGGTGGGAACGGCGGCGCCGATAACCAGTTCTTCGGGCTAAATGTCGGCGGGGCGAACCAGTCACAGGCAGGTTACGCCGGTGTTGAGGTGTATACGTCTCAGTGCACGTTTGTTCATTGCCGTGTTTGGTTTACGCACCGCGCCGCTTCTTGGCAGCAGATATACGCGCTTCCTGTGGCTTCGGCTGATGGTTCGGATATTACTGCTGGCGCGCCGCAGGGTGATAACCGGGCTGGGCAGAAGGACGGATCGGGATGGTTCATCAAGGGAACTAAATGCATTTTCACGGGCTGTTTGGCGCAGGAGAACGGTGGGCATGGGTTCCTTGTTTATTGGGGGCAGAATCAGCTCACGAATTGCCGCGCCGAATCTTCCTCTTACCGTGACACGGTTCACGGGTCTGCTCGTGAGGGTGACGCCGCCGATTTCTATATTGCGAACGGCGGGGCTGACGGCACTATTATTACCGGCTGCATTTCGCAGAAGGTTGGGGGGCGCGGCACCGGCGCCCGCTGGGCTTTCTATGTTGAAACCTGGTTTAGGGGCCTCACGATCACCGGGTGTGCAGCTAAGGATGTTGCAGGCCCGGCCGGGTCTGAGACTGGGCCGGTGCGGTGGCGATCCCCGCAAGGCGATAATGTCTATATCCAGGTGGATACGGTGTTTTTCACTACCCGTAAGGCTGGTGCTGGGTTGCAGGGGCCGAAAGGTGACCCTGGGCCGAAGGGCGCGGACGGGGTAGGGGTGCCGCAGAAACTTTCTATCGCCGGGAGTGAGCTTACGCTCTCACCTGATGGGGGTACGGTAACCTTGCCTTCTACTGATTTATCTTCTCTTGTTTCTAGGGCTGATGCGCTTGCCCGCCGGGTAGAGGCCCTGGAAGCACGCCCGCAAGGCGGCGGCGGTGGCGGGGCTGTGATGAAGCCTCGTAAGCGGTACGGTCTGACGTGGAAGGCAAGGGACACGACAAACGTGAACGGCAATGGCAATAATGCACTATTGCGTCATTTCCTAGAGTTTGACCCAAATACGGGGCTAGGGATAGTGCATTTGGATTTCACAATACAGGCCGGGAAAATTCCGAGCGGATCCCTGTTCTCCATCCCTGACACGGGGCCGGTGGCATCATCTCTGGTTGAGATGCAGTCAGTAACACCAGGCGGCGGCGGCATTTGGATAGAAAAAGGTAGCCGTCAGGTACAGACTGACAGGATAAGCACCCCAGGGCGCTACATCCTGAACATTGTCGGATTTTTTGAGGAGAAATAATGAGTAAATATGAGGGGCCTTTCTGGCTCGTGGAAGCTAAGCCAGGTAATACGGCTCCGCCCGTGTCTGATACTGCTGCTGATCGCGGTTACCACGTCGTGCATAGTGATGTGGAGCCTGAGCCTGCCAAGGATGGGCAGCAGTGATCCCAGGGACAGCGTATGAGGGGTGATGATGGGCACTAACATTCCACCCGATTTCTGGGTTGCGCTCATGGACGTTCTCAAGGCGGCTGCCACTCTTTCGGCGGCCGCTTTCGTGTCATGGGCTGCCGTGAAGCTTAAGGATGTGCGGGCGGGGCTGCACCGTGTTGAGCACCAGGTGAAGAACCATCATCAGACGAATCTGCGTGATGATATTGACCGGAACCAGGCGGCGACCGCTAAGGGTATTGCCGATGTTATCACGCAGCTTGCGGAGATTCGCAAGGAGCAGGAGAAGACGGCGGCCATGTTGAACCTTGGCCTGTCTGAACATGCTGATATGCGCAAGGATATTGGCGGCATCCGGGGTGATATACGGCATGCGCGTGAGTTGGCTGACGCCGTGGATGCTCGGGTGCGGTCTTTGGAGGCGCGCCAGGTTTAGGCGTGTTTTTTGGCTCGGTGATGCGAGCTAACACCCCAGTAAAACAAGGTGAACTATCACATATAAGGAGGTGGGGCCTATGGCCTACCGATTTCTTACACAATACGACGCGCTACGGTTCACACCAAACGCGCTAGTCCAGTCCGTTTTCGGGTTCCCCCGTGTAATCACAAACATCACGATTCATTGGTGGGGCCGCCCAGAGTGGAAGCAAAAATTTGATGAAGTAATCAGGTTCTTCTGCGAGCTGAATAGCACGCAGACTAGCGCGCACGAGGTCATTTCTGATGGCGTTGTGGCGTGCCTTGTGGATCACGCTAACGCAGCCTGGGCGAACGGCAACAGCAAGGGTAATGCGCAGTCAATCACCCTGGAATGCAACCCACGCATGTCTGCTGGCGACTTCGAGACGGTGTGTGAGCGCGTCGCCGACATCTGGATTATGCACGGGCAAATCTTGCCCGTCACAGAGCATCGGGACTGGTTCGCAACGGAGTGCTGCGGCACCTACCGTAAGGGAGAGGTTGCGGCCCGCGCCCTGCAAATCTACGAGGCGAAAAAAGGTAAGACCGCTATCACTAAGGTTGCTGAGAAGGCGACCCAACCCAAGGGAAAGGACGATAAGAGCATGGCTGACGCTATTAGCGAGCTGCGGGACAGCTGGGCACCCGGCATTGAGCATGTGCGCCATCACGGCGCTAACTGGATGGCGCTGCAGAACGTGAGCCGCCAGACTCAGGAGCTTAAGGACACCTGGACGCCGGGCATCCCGAACGTAAAGTTTGAGGGTTCCGCATATAAGCTGCTCCGTGAGAATTTGGAGGCGCAGCGTGAGACTAACGCGCTGCTGAAGCAGCTTATCGCAGCCCAGACTAGCAAGGTAGGAGAGTAAAAATATTATGGATGCAAAGCGTAAAGTTGGCCCCGTCACTGCTGCTGCGGGTGTAGGTACCGCCGTCGCCGGTAGCCTCACCGTTATTACCGGATACATTCTTAGCCGCTACGGTGTTGAGCTGCCTGCTGATGTGTCGAATGCGGTGTTTATCCTGATTTCTACGGTGGGTACTATCATCGGCGGGTTTTTGATCCGTGGTGAGAAGCCGACCTTTGAAGGGTTGATGGAGGCGGCCGCCCGTGGGGTGACCGGTGTAGACCCTAAGGGTGCTGAGGTGCAGGGTGATACTACTTACCCGGCTTCCCCGGTGAATGATTTTGAGATTCCGCGTGAGACTTACGCGCCGAAGCACGCCGAGAGCGCCTAGCCGGTAGTGTGATTGTGGCCCCGCCCGTCCCCTGCATTGTGGGGGTGCGGGCGGGGCCACTCTCTTTTTATGCCGCGCAGTGGGTTAGCACCCACTCGGTCATGCTATCTGTCTGGGCGGGTAGTGTTTCTGGGGCGGGTAGCGCCGCGATTAGGGGCACTACACTGTACGCGGGGGTGTACACGGTTGGCGTTCTCATTCGCCCCACCCTTCGCGGTCTGATCGCTCAGCCCTCACCTTGGCTAGCGCTTCAAGGTATTTCTGCGTGGCTTCTTCATCGGATAGCCCGGTGATGTTCACGTATAGGCTGATGGCGTCCTGATTCATGCCTTCAACGTATGCAGCGTGTTCACGCAGCTCTTGCGCTGTGAGCTGCGATTTATCGACGCGCCCGTACATGTAAGTGTCTTCACCGACTTCTTCTTTCTCTAGCTTTATGGGTAGCTGCCTAATGGGTGATTCCCACATTTTCATTTCCTTTCTTTTAGCGTATTTCCGTGTATGCCCCGTGTATCTCTGATGCTGCGAGAATTTCGGCATCTTTCGCACTGTAGGCTACTAGTGCTGAGGGTGCCCCGGCTGGGTGCGCGCCTGCTAGACCACTGGGACGGCAGAAAGTTATTCTGCCACTGATCCATAGGATTCCGTGTGCGTGCGGAAATACGTGCTGCTGCCAAGCTTTTGTGTCTGTACGCGCAAAAATGAGCGCTATCCCGGTTCCGTCTGCTTCTGCGTGGTCTGCCATGCGTTCTAGCCATTTCCCGATTCCGCGCCCGTATGGTGGGTTGAGCCACACGCGCCCAAACCAGGGCATTATGAGTCCATTATGTTGCTCCGTGTAGTGGACTTTCGCGGTGTCCCAGGGGCGCGGATCGGCGGCGCAGGGGTCTAGGTCGAACTCCCCGAGCTGTTTTAGGATACTGGGGGGGGGTGAGCCATACGTCGCCGCTGTCGCCTCGCTGTGGGAATGACATTCTCGGCTCCTTTGCTATTGTTCCTATGCCCTATGGGGCTGGGTATTATTCTTTTACGATATGCACCGATGGGCGGGGTTCTTCTACCGGGGCACCGTCTGGGCCGCGCATATGAGCCGCAACATATGTGGGGCGTATACGCTGGTTGCCCGGCCCGTAGTGCTGCATTCGCCAGTACCCGCGCACTTCTACGCGGTGGCCCATGCCGCGCCGTGACGCTCCCGCCCCGTTACCGTGGGGGCGTTCACGCACGTACACGGCGTTGATAGCGCGGGTGTCACGCGCCGCACCTGTTGCCTTGTCCCCTTGGGTGCCCGGCCGGTACGGGCGTATATCGCCGATTGAGGGTTCACGCGCTACCGTCCATGTTGTGACTAGTAGGCGGGATAGCCGGGCGTGCAGGCCCGTGTTGCCTTCCACTTCGCGCCATGTGTGCCCGCGTGAGGTGCCTAGCAGCATGTAGAGGTCTTCGCGTACCCATGCGGCGCCCACAATTTGGATTGTTGCGGGGGTGGATACCATGAATGGTGATGCGTCGCTGATGCTGTCGGGCGCGTCACCCCACGGGGCTACCTGGTCTGTCCCGCCGTCCCATACGATTACCCCGGCGTCAGATGGCATATGCTCCATGTGGGGCATGTAGTGCAGGGGGAACTCTGGCGCGGTGCTTATTACTGTTTCGGTCATGCCCTTGTGTACCCACCATAGGGCGCCGTCTTCTATGCCTGCACGGTGTGCCCGGTATTTGGCTATATACCAGACACCTTGTGCGCATGTGCTGATCGCCGTCTCAAGGTGCCCGATTAGCTCATTTTTGATGGCGGGCATGTCACGGGCGCCGTATGATGTGCTACGCATTCTCGGTGCTCTTTTTCTTGTACGGGCCGCGTGGTTTGGGGTGTTTCGCGCGCCAGGCGTCGATTGTCTCGGGGAGCCATAGGGGGGTTCCGTTCGCACCCCATGCGTCATTATCCAAAGGGTGAACAGCCAGAAGCTTGTAAACGGCGTCGCGGGTTACGCCGAGGCGCCGCGCAACATCGCTGGGGCCGAGGTAGCTAGGTTTCTTTGTCATTCCTCTTTATCCTCTCTATACTTATCTTTATAAGTTGTTGTTTCCCGCTTGGTATGCGGGTAGGGGCGCCGCCGCGCGAGATTTAAGGGCGGCGCCCCTCCTTTTTTATTCGGCTGGTTTGACTTCTACCCACCATTGGTTGCCGTGGTGGCTTACGCTGTCTTCGCTGCGGCCAATGTACGCGGCTACCCCCTCAGCCGTTAGGGGCATCGGCTCAGAGTGTAGGGTGATTTGGGTACTTTCTTCGACAGCCCAGAAGGTTTGTATCTCGTGGCTGCTCAGATTTTCACGGACGCGCTTCTGTACCTCGGGGTGGTCGATGAACCACTCATATGCGCCGCCGGGCGTGCCCCACAGTTCACCCTCTTCAACGTGGCGTGAGTATTCGCCGATGTGGTCATTGTATGCCCAGTCTGCCAGCTCTTGCAGGGTGCCGGTGCATTCTGCTGTGGTTTTCCCGTTTTCGATTACGCGGGCGGTGTACTGTTTTTCCATTGTGCTGTTCCTGTCTTAGTATTTTTTTGCAAATTCTTTGAGGCATTCGGCCATGGTGCGCCCACGGGCGCATGCCCGAGGCCACCTGTCCCATTGGTTAGCCATCATGTCTGCATCTGAGGGGCACCAGTAGGCGAACCATTGCCCTTCTGCGGGGGTAGGGCCGCCTTCGCTGCGTTCCATTGTGCCTACCTGCTCGCCGTCTAACATGATGTAGTGGTAGCCGCGGCGAACTCGCTTGATTTTGAGGTTTTTCATTGTGTTGCTCCTTTTTGGGTGCCCCGCCCGTGGTGGGCGGGGCTTTCGGGTGTTTATTGGGTTAGATCGCGTATGCGGCTACTGTGTCCCAAAATTCGGATTCCTCTACTTTGAGGGCGAATCCGTCTTCATAGTCGCCTAGTACGGCGTCTGCGATTGCGTCGATGTCGTATTCTTCGCGGGTTGCGTCTCCGGCCTCGATAGCTTCGATGATTTCGCGGTAGATAGCTTCGCTGCGGGTTGAATAGGTGCGTGCCATTTCACGGCTCCTTAGGTTGTTGTTGTTTCTTGTGGGGTGGTTTCCCCTACATCTAATACTATACAGGACGTATAGTCCGTATACAAGTTATTACGAGTGAAACTAATCACTTAAGGCTAATAGCGTACCCGCCCACCGCATCCCCGGTAATCTCACGCGCCACCTCAGCATCAAGAGCATCAACTGTATAGCGGCCACGTGAACCAACCAGGGCGGCCAGGTTCTCACCGTGCGCCGCCACCGCATCAGCTGCGGAAACGGTAGCATCCCATCGCCCGTATGAGCGTGAAATGATTTTGCCTAGCCGCGTGGTGTGCCCTACGGCCTTGGGCGTGTACACCATTGTGCGGTAGCCCGTGAATTTCCCTTCACCTGGGCGGGTGCGGTTCACGCCATCGCTCCATAGCTCTGTGACGATCATGTATGCGGCTGCGGGTTTCATTTTGGCTGTCTCCATTGGTTTTGTGTTCTGGCTCTCGGGGATTACCCCCTCACCTGAAAACTATACGCACCGTATAGAATGAGTTCAAGCCAAAACCGGGAGAAAAACGAAGCAAAAACGTGAGTAAACCGTGACTAGGCACCCGAGCATAAAGAAAAACCCCGGGATTCCGGGGTTTATATAGATATTTCCTACATATCTAGTGGGGCTATTCACTGGGATTCACTGGGATTCACAGCAACCCCCTCAAGCTCAGCTATCAAGCGCTCAACCGGGTCATTTTGCCCCTCCGGCAATTCACTAGAATGCATTTTGTTTTCCGTGAGTTTCTCGTGACCTCCCGATTTACCACCCAATTTTTCAAGCGCCCCACCGTAGATAGCCATAGTCCTCCTGGCCACATAAATTTGCGTCGTGGATGCAGATGCGTGCCCGAGCTGCGCCTGCGCCGCCTCTATCCCTAGCTCACGCTCAAGAGTGGTGGCAACCGTCCTGCGGAAGGTGTGCGGGGTAACCCATGCGAACCGGCCGGGTAGCATCTCATGCAGCCGCTTAGTCGGCGTGCCTAGGCTGATCATGCCGCCGTCGCGGTTCTCAAAAATGTAGTCCCCGGCCTTGGCTTTGAATCGGCGCGCCCGCGCATCCAGGGCGTCGGCGCACCATGACGGCAGGTGCACTACCCGCTCGGCGCCCGTCTTTGTCTTGTCCTGCCATACCGGTGTGCCGCCTACCATAATTGCGGTGGCGTGCACGTGTAGGGTGCGCTGCACCCGGTCATAGTCTGCCCATTTGAGGGCGACGCATTCACCGATGCGCAGGCCGGTGCCAGCTAGCACGCGCACCATGTCGGGGAACCAGTAATACGCCCGGCCGGAGCCGGTGATGTTGGGTGCTGAGGCGGCATCTACGATGTCGATTATCTCTTTGACTTCGGCCGGGGCTAGGGCGCGCGCCTTTTTCCGTGGGGTGTGCGGCACACGGGTAGCGGCCGCCGCGTTATACGGTATAGTTCCTGATCGCACGGCCTCTTGCATGATTAGGTTCAGAACTGTCCGGACTGTTTTAGCGGCCCACACGCCGCCGATAGTAATTCTCTTGCCGTTGATGCTAGTTACACGTCTAGGTTTAGCTGCCGCCGTTATGATGCGATCCAACGTTGGCACGGTGCATTCGATTAGCTGCAGGTCTCTCCATTCGGTGAGATGAAGCCGTACCATCTGTTCACGCTGTTTAACAGTGTTGTGAGATTTCCCGGCTGTGTATGTGTCGCGCCAGGCGTCGATAGCATCGCCTAGTGTTTGCGGTGCGGCTGGGCCGCTGGCGTTTGCCGCGATTTTGGCTTGTAGTTTGGTGTGTGCCCCGGCTCGGGTTGGCGCTTGTGCGGTAATGTCGCGGCGCTTTCCGGTAACGTCGCGCATGGTGGCGCGGGCTACCCACGCCCCGCCTTTCGTCTTTCGCACTGTGATTTGGCCGTGTGATCCTATGGGCAGGGGTGGGCGCGCCATATGTTGTTACTCCTCGCTGTTCTCTTGTTCCTCTATGCGGCCGCGTAGGCGGCGGTGAGTGTTTCCCACGGGTCTACCTCGCGTTTTTCGGTGAGGCGGCGGAATACTTCGGCCCCTAGTGCACTGTCTGTTGCGTGGGTGAGGTCGGGTGCGGGTGCGGCCCGCAGTTCCGCTACCTCGGCGGGGGTTATTGATCCGTTGGCCTTGAGCATTTCTAGCAGGTCAAGGTCGGTTGCTCGGTGGATCGCTACCATGTCGTCGATGGTGAAGGGCTGATCGCCGCGCATGCGCCGGTATAGGGAGTTGTACTCTAGCCCTGTCTCCCTGGACAACGAGGTTACAGACATTCCAAGTTTTTGTTTTATGTATTTTCCTAGGCTCATGCAATTAACTTTACACCTTCTGTTTAAGTTTTTACTGGTTGTGAAAATTTTTTTGGCCGTTTTTACCCCGTAAACACGCGAAATTCACAAAATTTTGTGAATAATCGCTAAAAAATTGGCATTTTCTACAAAAATTTTGGTGTATGCTGGTTACACAGCCACCCGGCAACGGGAGAACGAAAGTGAATCAGAGGTAACAACAGTGATTGAGATTCTGAACCCCGATGTTCTCAGGATGGCTAAAGCAAACCTGGGAATAGACACCAATTCAGACTTGGCAAACTTCCTCGGCGTTTCAGTGAACACGCTAGCGAACTGGCGCAACGGTGTAGGGCGAGGCCCGAGCATCGGGCACCTAGCGAGACTGCACCGGGCAACCGGGCTAGAGCTTAGCGACATGGTAACCACCCGAGAGAAGACGACAGCAGCATAGACAGCTGCAGAAACAACAAAGACTTTAGAGCCGCCAGGGGGCACCCAGTGACAGAGGGGAAATTCTGGTTAGGGCTAGCTGATTGATAACCGCATAGAGAGTGACGCGGGGCGCGTGAAAACCCATCCCCCTAGTATCCGTTGAGTTCGATAATCCCGCCCGCGTCACTGATTAGCCCGCACATGGTTGGCCGCGCACTAGGGGCATATGTATGCGGCACCGGTGGTTCGATTCCACCGGCGGGCACGACACAACCAGGGAGGTTGTGTACGGGCATAAAAGTGTCGCCGCCCGGTAGGAAAGCCGGGCGGCGACGTTTGAGCCTAGTTATTCAATTATTCAAATCTAATGGAGTAACTATGAATAGTTTAACAAACATTGAGTTAGAAGGACTCTACACACCAAAGGAAACAGCCGAATTTTTATGTGTTTCTCCCCGCACTTTAGCCAATTGGCGGGCGGCCCGCAAAAACCTTGATTTCGTGCGGGTAGGCGGCACCGAGATAGGCGGTATCGTTCGCGGCTGCTCGGTCTTCTATGAGGGCGCGGAGATACGCCGGTACATGGAAAAGAATTACGGTTTGGTGGCCAAGTATGCGTGAACCGAACCTGCAACCGCACTGGTGCGGCCGGTGCCTACGCTCCGAGTGTTACGGCGAATGCGCAGAAATAGACTGGCTCGCCCGCTATGACGAGGCGCGCGACGACGAATTTACCTTCTAAACAACCTATAAGGGGAACAGCAACATGAGTAAGGACATGATTTTTTTAGCCGCGGCTGCCGTGTTTACTGGCGCCTGCGCGGTGGGCCTCTACGCGGGTATCGCGGGCGGCCTGGAAGCGGGGAACGGGGCCGGTATGGGCTTCGCGTTCGGTGCCGTGGCTATCGCACTGATTATCGGACGCATGGGAGGCGATGAATAATGAAATGCTCAACGTTGATGCGGAGGGGGCGGCGCAACGCCCCGCAACCGGGTACAGCAGAGTGGCGGACGCTTCTCACGGCGTCTAAGATACCGGCGGTAATGGGCACGTCCCCCTGGTCGTCACGGTTCACCCTGTGGCATGAGATGGCGGGGACGTTCACGCCGGAGCCTATCAACCCGGCGGTTTTGGAGCGCGGGCATATCCTAGAGCCTGCGGTAGCGGCATGGTTCCAGGCGCAACACCCCGAGTGGGTGGTTCGTGAGTGCGGGGGCCGCTGGTGGGAGGCACACAGCTTTTTCGCGGCGACACCGGACAGGATCATAGCGGACGGCCCCGGCTCCGGCGCTAACGTGATCGGGCTGCTGGAGATTAAAACGGCGGCCCGGTCTGACGGCTGGGGCGCGGCTGGCACGGCTGAGATACCGGCCGGTTACTACGATCAGGTGCAGTTTCAGCTGGCGTGCACGGGCGTGCAAATAGCCTATGTGGCTGTGCTGCTCGGCGGCCTTGAGTTCCGTGAATATGTTGTGCCGCGTGATGATGCGCGCATTGGTGAGCTGGTTGCGGCTGGCACCGATTTCATGGATTCCCTGCACGCCGAAGAGGTGCCGGACTTCCGCCTAGAAGCCGGTGATTTTGACGTTTACGAAACGATGCGGGCGATTCACCCCGAGATTGAAGACGAATCGGTGGAGCTTTCACCGGCGGCCGCTAATGCCGCCGCACGGCATGTCCGCCTATCGGCCCTAGCGAAGCTCGCCGAGACGCGGGCTAAGACCCTCGTAGCGGGCGATATGGAGTTGGCGCGCACGGGCACGTTCTGCGGGTCGGTGGTTGCTAAGCGCATGGCGCGCGGGCAGGGCCGCCCATACGTTTCGTTCACGAAGCCTAAGAAAACACACTAAAAGTAAAGGGGAACAACAACATGAGTAAGAATCTTGAGCTGCTGCGGCAGTTCGATCAGTCGCTAGTGCGGCCGCAGAAGCCGCTGCTGGTTTCTAGCCTCCCCTCGCACATGCGGGATATGGGGGATGACTGGATGCGCGGTGTACTAGCCACGGTGAAGGCTGATCCTAAGCTGATGCAGGCGGCGATGAACAACGGCGAGGCGTTCATTTCGGCGATTCAGAAGGCCGCTAGCCTGGGCCTGGCACCGGGAACGGACGAGTTCTACCTAGTGCCCTACGGGAAGCAGATTAACGCGGTGACGGGGTATAAAGGCTTGGTTGAGCTGATTTACCGTGCGGGCCGCGTGGACGATATTGTGTGCTACGTGGTGCACAGCGGCGATAAGTGGGCTTTCACGTATGGTGTGGATGAAGAGCCGAAATTCCAGCCCGCGCCGGACGATCAGCGGGGTGAGCGGCTTTTCGCTGTGGCCTATGCGCGCCTAAAGAATGGCCGCATCTCGAATGTCGCTAGGGCGGGTAAAGACCGTATCCAGGCGGCTATGCGGGCCTCGGGTAACCCGAATACGGATAGGCCCTCTCCGGTGTGGGAGAAGCACCCCGAGGCTATGTGGCGTAAAACGGCTCTGCGTGAGCTGGCTACGTGGGTTGATACGTCGGTTGAGGAGTGCCGCCCGGAGAAGCTTACGGCGATTGCTGAGCGGCGGCAGGCTGCGGTTGAGGTGATGGACGCGGAGACGCGGCGGCTTGAGGCTGAGAACCGGGCTATGGAGTTGAAGCTGCGGCTTGCTGAGTTGGAGGCTGCCCGGGGTGATCGGGTGGATGTTTCCACGGGTGAGCTTGTTGGTTGATGCGCCGGTAATCGCATTTTCGGGGTGTGTTTGTGAATGCGGGCACACCCCGAAAGTATTGTGTATCACGCTTTAAAAGATGGATTTAAAATGTCTTTTTTACATATTGCTGAGGTGCAAAAGCTTGATGGCCTCTCGATGAAAGATAAATTTACGCTTTTCATGCTCGCCTCATACGCGGACGAGGCCGGTTCTTGCTTCCCGTCGCTTAGCACGCTGGCTAAGAACATGGGGTGTTCGCGGCGGACTGTAGCCTACGCGATTGAATCGCTACAGGATAAGGGCTACATCAAGGTTATTAGCCGTTTCAATGAGAAAGGGAAGCAAACTACATCGAGGTATGTGCTTACGCTAGATAGTGGGGGTGCAAAATCTGCATCCCTAGGGGTGCAAAATTTGCAGGGGGAGGGTGCAAAATCTGCACCCCTAGGGGTGCAAAATTTGCACACAAAGTTAACCTACCAAGTTAACCTACCAAATGAATCTCTCCCCCCTACCCCCCACGCCGACGTTGCGGTGACGGCCGCCACAGCGGGGGCCGCCGCTAGCGCGGCTGAGAATGACCCGCCGGAAAAATCTCATTTCGAGGACGTGGAGCTACCCCTCAACGAATTGCAACCGGCGGTGACACCCGAAAAGCGGCACGAACAGCCCGCTACGGCCCCGCAGAGCGATTTTCAAGCGTTCTGGGCACTGTTCCCCAAACACAGGGATAAACGGGCCGCAGAACGCGCCTGGCGGGCCGCGATCAAAAACGGGGCCAACCCCGCCGACATCATCGCCGGTGCTGAACGTTACGCCGCAGAGCGGAAAAACCAGGACACCCGATTTACGAAATACCCCGCGACATGGCTAAACGCCGGGGCGTGGGAAGACGAGCCAGACCCGCAGCCGCAGGCATCCGAGATGATGCAGGCGCTAAAGGCGATGACCTCAACGCCGGGCTTCGGGCACGCGCCCGACCCTTTCATGCCGCCTGCGGGTGCGGCGCTACCCCCCGGGGGTGCCCGATGAACGCGGACGAGACACGGAAGATGCTAGAGGTCGCGGCGCAGCTTTTCCCGACGCTCAAGACGCCGACGGACGAGATGGCGGCGGCCTGGGCGATGGTTTTAGCTGATGTGCCCGCCGATTATGCGGGGGAGATTATCACCCGGTGCGCGAAAAGCAGCGACTTTCTGAGTCTGCGGCTTATCACGGAGACGTGGGAGGCCATGTATCAGGAGGTGGATAGGGCGTTGCGTGGTGTGCCGCGTATGCGGCGGACTCATGCGGCGGCTGTCGCTTCGGGTGATCTTGAGCTTGCGGGCCGTATTGCGGGGGCGCATAACCGCGCTATTGCCCGTGTACCGGCGCCTGTGGCCGCGTCGCGGGGTTTTGAGCCGCTGGAGGCCCAATTACCCGCGCCGGTTGAGAAAAAGGCTGTGCGGGCCGCTGGTGGCCGCGTGGCGTCTATCGCTTCGACGTTGGGGGCTATGCCCGAGTAGTGCATATCACTGCCGCCCGGCTCGAACATTAGCTATACACCCTGTATAGTTTTTATTGGCGGGGCAACCCCCCCCCAAAAAAACCAAGGAGAACACAATGAAAAAATCACTCAAAGCTCTACGCACAATCGCAATAGGATGGGCCATAGCCGCCATTGCGGTAGCCATCATCTGGGCGGCAGCCACCGCATCATTCGGCGCCCTAACCCTCCGCGCAAGCGACACCGGGCTACTAGCCTTCACCCTCGCCGCCGCCGTACTATTCCTCCCCATCACCTCAGCCGACTAGGAGAAACCTACGATGAAAATCAACTACACGCTAGTAGCACCAAACGCCAAGCCGCTCACGAAAGCGCACCCCGAAGACGCCGGTTACGATTTGCGCGCACGCACCACACAGACAATCCAGCCCGGCGAAAGAACCCTGATCGGCACCGGGGTAGCCGTGAAATTCCCCGCCGGGACGGTAGGCATGGTGCACTCCCGCTCCGGCCTCGCCCTAAAAGGCATCGCCGTAGCAAACGCCCCCGGGGTAGTAGATGCGGGATTCACCGGCGAAATCGGCGTAATCCTAGAAAACCGCAGCAAAACACCGTATGTGGCGCATGAGGGCGACCGCATCGCACAGCTAGTACCCCTAGAACTGGCACCCCTGGAATTACAGGCCGTGCCCCGCGAAAACTTCGACACCGATACGGCGCGCGGCGCAAACGGATTCGGATCAACAGGCAAATAAAAAAACTCAAAAGAAATGCGCATCACACACGTGCCGCGCATTTCTGAAAGGAAAAAATAGAATGGCAGATGTAACCATTCATGGGAATATCGGAAGCGAACCAGAACTGAGGTTCACCGGCGGCGGCGACCCCGTACTGAATTTCTCACTAGCTGAGAACCACAACCGGAAAAACCAGCAGACCGGGCAATGGGAAACCGTGGGCACCACCTGGCGCAAAGTCACCGTGTGGGCGCGCAACGGGCTAGACCCGCAACACCTGAGCGGCGTACTCAAGAAAGGCACCCCCGTGATCGTAGCGGGGCCGGAGCAGAACCGCGAGTATACGACCCGGGACGGGGCGCGCGGCTACTCTCTAGAGGTCACGGCCCGGCTGCTGGGGGTAATCCCCTACGCACCGAAGAACAGCGCACCGCAGGCCCCGCAGGGCGGGTACCAGCAGCAACAGCAGCGGCCGCAGCAGCAGCAGGGGCCGGTGAACCAGAAGCTACCCGAGAACCCGGGCGGCGACCCGTGGGGGCAGCAGGCCGGGGGTAATTACGAGTGGGGCGCATCAGTAGAGGGCGAACCGCCGTTCTAAAAAACAAATACAGTGTGTGCCCCGGTTCACGCCGGGGCACACGCGAAACAAAGAGAAAGAAAGAAATGGCGCAAAAACCCGGGCTAGTATTCACAATCCCGCTAGGTGATAAAAAATTTCTCACCAGCAACGAAGTAAACCGGGCCGGACACTGGGCGCGGGCAAAAAACACGCGGGCATGGCGAGACGAAACAGTAAAACAAATACGTGAGGGAATCCCTAAAACACGCATAAACTATTTCGCCAAAATCGACATGATAATTCACAAACCCACCGGCCGCCGATACGACCCGGGGAACCTATACCCGGTAGCAAAGGCCATCGTGGACGGCATCGTACTATCCGGGCTGCTAGAAGACGACGACTATACGCGCGTCGACGGGCCGCACCTGCACCACGGCGAACCGGACAAAGACCACCCCGGGGTGACGGTAATAATACGCCCGATCAGTAAGGACGATTCAATAGTGGACGTATCAAAACTCTTATCTCTAAAAGATAATGCGGATAACGCCCTAATCGAATTAGAGAAATCAAAAGAAATACTGGATGAAGAAATAGCATACGCGCAAGAAAAATCGCAATGGGCATTCAGTGAACCGGTAATCGACGCAATAAATGATGGCATTGACTCAGCAAAAAATGCCATCAAAAAAATAATCGAAACCGTGGAAGAAATCGACGCGGAAAACTACGCGCAAATCAAGGGGAACCAATGAAACCAGAAATATACAAATTCAACAGCGAACCCATTCGGGTTTTCATGATCGACGGCGAACCGTGGTTCGTACTCCGCGACATCTGCGAGCTGCTAGACCTCACCACCCCCGCCCGGGTAGCCGAACGCCTCAACCAGAAGGGGGTGAGTAAAACTCACACCCCCACACGCGGCGGTTCCCAGCCGGTCACGATCATCAACGAACCGAACCTGTACCGCGTGGTGTTGCGGTCTAACAGCCCGGCAGCCGCACCATTCGAGGCGTGGGTGACAGAGCAGGTACTCCCGGCCATCCGCAAGACCGGTGCCTACGGGGCACCCGCCCTACCAGGCAACTATTTAGAGGCGTTAGAGGCGCTAGTCGCCTCCGAAAAAGAAAAGCTCGCGCTCACCGCTAAAGTCGAAGAGCAGGCACCGAAAGTAGGCGCATACGACGGCTTCCTGGGTGCTGACGGCGATTACAGCGTGGGTGAGGCCGCTAAGCTCCTATCCCGCGCCGGGGTACCCACCGGGCAGACGCGGCTTTTCGCATACCTCGAAGAATGCGGGTGGGTTTTCAGGCGCTCCGGTCGCCGCCACCCCTACCAGCAGGCCATTGACCGGGGCCTACTAGCCACCCGCGCCACCCACTACACCGACATCACAGGTGAGCGGGTGAACGGCGCACCGCAGATACGGGTAACCGCGCAAGGGATCGAGAAGCTGCGCGCAATGATGCAAAAGCCGGTACTGACGCTAGCCGCATAGAAAGAAACAGGGAGATAACAATGAGCAATTTCACCGCCCTACTCGATGATTTAGAGGAAAACATTCGCCTCATGCTAGACATGATCCCCGACACCGGGCACACCTTCGATGCGGACAATTACCGGCCGTCAAAGGCGGCCCTGCAGCACGACTCAAAGTGCATCATCCTAGCACTTGAGGCTGCCTACACTAAAGCCGCTGAGGGGGTGGCAGCGAATGACTAGCCACAGCACGCGGGTTGTACCCATTGCGCAAGAGGGCTGGGTGTGGAAATGCAGCGTGTGCCACTGGGACGAGGGGTGCCGCTACACGCTCCCGCTCTATGAGTCATGGGAGAAAGCGCGTGAGCACGGGCTTACGCATGAGTACACGCGCAACGCGGGGGTGCGCCGATGATTGAGGTTGCAGCTAGTGGCCCTACCCGCGTGGTGGAATCCTATTTGAACCGTGAGGGGCTGACACTCATATGCCCCCGCTGCCAGTCAGAGCAGTATCTTTGGCGTGTGAGCGAGGGGACGGCACGGGCGGCTCTGGATTATCATCTGCGGGTGTGTACACCGGTGTGGGAGCTACCTGGGGTTGGTGATGGAGTTCACTCCGTTTCGGCTTGCACGTAAACTATACGACACGTATAGTATTAGTTGTAGGGGAAACCACCCCACAGGAAACAACAACTAAGGAGCCTTGAAATGGCACGCACCTATTCAACCCGCAGCGAAGCAGTAACCCGCGAAATCGTAGAGCCAATCGAAGCAGGCGACGTACAAGACGCCTACGCCGCATACAACATCGACGCAATCGCAGATAAGGTGCTCTGCGACTATGAAGACGGGTATATGCTCAAAGTTGAAGAACCCGAATTCTGGCGCATCGTGGAAGAAAACGCCAAATAAACCCACATAAACGGAAAGCCGGCACCGCCATAATCGGCGGTGTCGGCCACACAAAACAATATAAACCAAATACGAATGCTGCCGCTGAACATCATCAGCGGCAGCGTAAAAAGAGTGACAACAAAATGGAATTACAAAATCCTCAGCTCAAAGGCGGGCACTACGCCCCCATCCTCGGCATCAGCCCGGACATGATCGTAACCCCCCTACCGTTCTGGCTCGGGTCGGCCCTCAAGTATGTGTGGCGCGCACCCCGTAAGAACGGCGGCGAAGACTTCCTGAAAGCCGCCGACTGCCTACGCCGGTACGCAAGCCAACTAGTCAATGGTGCCCCTCAGGAACTCCCATACTGGGGCGCAGTTTCTAAATCAGAAACTCTACAGGCAAAACTAAACAACCATTCAAGCATTCACGCATTAGCGGTGAGCTCAGTCCTATCAATAGTCCTATGGGGAAGCTGTAAAAGCTTTATCCATGAAGTGGATGAGAAGGAAGAAGGCAGCAAAGAAAAAGCTTTCATCGCAGGCGCTAGCTACGTTCTCCGTCTCCATAATCTAGCGGAAATGCTGGAATGCTGGGCACAAAAAATAGGCTATGAAGACCAAGTGACCGCCTGGGATGCGGAGGCTGGGAAATGAGGAAGCCACAGAACGGAGGCAGGTGCATAGGCTGCGGGTGCCCTCACGGCCAATACCAGGCCGGGTGCATCAACTGCAGCAAACGCAAAAGCGCCGCTAAACACTCACGAGACAGGTACGAGCGGAAAAAGAAGGGGCTGCGTGCTAAACCAGGGCCGAAGCCTAAACCAGTGGCCTTGACGGCCGAGCAGGCGGCCGAAGCCTACGGGCTGAACTATTTCATCGCGCGCCGCCGTGAGCGGCTAGGGCAGGCGGTGAACGCATGACACAGAAACTATTCACGCCGAAGCGGCGTAGCATCATCCCCTACCCCGGGGCACTCACACCTCAGCTCAGCATGTGGCCGAGAGTAGACGAGCGTCTACCGGACACGCTGCACATGCCGCAGTTTCACTACGCATCGCGGCGGGGCCTGGTTGTCTCGTGCCTGCACTGCGGGCGGCTAGTTGTGGTGCATGACAGGATGGGCCGGGAGCACCGGCTGAATTCAAACGAAATATGGGAAACCACCTCACGGTAACCAAATAGTAAACAATAGTAGACCCCGGGGAGCATACCCCGGGGTCTTCCCTATCACTCAGCAAGGGAAACAGCTCATGAAAACACTCACTCAAGCAATAAGCGCACTATGCGACGGCGCACCCATCACCCTACCCAGCGGGGAGAGGATCACCGAAATGCCGCTGCTAGATCAGCTGGCAGACGCGAAAACAGCCCGCCGGTGGGGAGGCGCAGGCGGCGGCGGCGCATCATCACCCATCAACCTAGACGCCGCGCAGATAGAGCAGGACATCGACGCCGAGGTGAACCGGGTATGCTCACACCATATGCGGGCGGCAGACAGGAAAACCCGGGTGAAATACTGGGCGCACAACACGCCGGGCCTGCACGCCCTAGCCGAGGCCCTGGAATGGTGCGACCGCATACGGGCGCTCAACCATATAAAGGTGCCGCTAGAGGGTGTATGCCCGAACTGTGAGGCGGAGCAGGTTTATAGGCACAACAGTGAGGGTGAGCGGATCGTTACCCCGGCTCTCACTATCACACTGGACGGGCCGCGCCTCACCATCGCCTGCGGTGCCGACGGGTGCGGGCACGCCGCCCACGGAATCACCGGGCTAGAGAATTTGAACAGCGAAACGAAAACTGCTATCATGTCCCTAGCAGGCACAACTGTACCCTAGTCACGGGTACACCAGGCGCACACTAACCCGGGAGCACCCGGGCATTTTTTTACACCAAAACAGGCCCCGCACACAACACGTGTGCGGGGCCAAACCAATTTAAAGACCATGAGCGACACAACACTTTTCGATATTCTCCGGGCATTCCAGGTGCGCGACACCAGCGACGACGCCGAAATACGCGCCCTCACCGACCGGGACATAACGCGGGCAATCGAGCGCCACCACGCCCGCCAAACCCAACGCAGACCCAGAAACAAACCCGCACCCGCATACCGAGACCCTACCGGAGAGACAGCATGCGCACGCACAAACTCAAAATCCAGGAAATCCCGCTCAAAAACATTGCGCTTTTAGCGGGCAACCCGCGCCGGGGCAACATCGACGCCGTAGCCGAATCAATGGAGACCAACGGTGTTTACCAGCCGGTCATCATCAACAAGGGCACGCACACCGGCCGCGAAATGGAAGTTATCGCCGGTAACCACCGGGTGCAAGCCGCGCAGAAGCTCGGGCTAGAAACCATCCCCGCTATCGTCCTAGACATCACCGATAGCGAGGCTAAACGGATCGCCCTAGCCGATAACCGCACAAGCGACCTGGCAGAGTACGACGCGCAGGCGCTCCTGGACATGCTAGATGATCTGGACGACCTGGTAGGCACCGGGTATGACCTGGATGATTTGGACGAGCTGCGGGCCGATCTAGAGGAAATCGCCGAAGAGATAGAGCCGGAGAAAGACACGGAGGGCGGCAGCCTTGAAGAACAGTTCGGTACCCCCCCCCTTCACCACCCTATCGGCGCGCGGCGGGGCATGGCAGGCCCGTAAACGGGCGTGGGTGGCTAGCGGTATAGAATCAGTCGCGGGCCGCTCGGAGGGCCTTCTAAGCGACGCCCCGCACTACAAATACACGAACTTCATGTACGTGAAAAACCTCGCAGAGAAGGCCACCGGTAAGAAGCTCACCACCCAGGAAGTCCTAGATAGCGAGTTCGCCGAAAAACTAAACGAGACAGACGGCGGCACATCAACCTTTGACGCCGCCCTATGCGAAATCCTCTACCGCTGGTTCTCCCGCGAAGGCGACGAAATCACCGACCCCTGGGCCGGTGGATCAGTCCGCGGCATCGTCGCCTCAGCAATGGGCCGCCACTACACCGGGCATGAGCTGCGGCAGGAGCAGGTAGACGAGAACCGCGCCCAGGTAGAAGAATCACGCGGCAACTATGACGGGTGGGCGGGCGACCCCACATACATTCTGGGTGACTCACGGAAGACGCTAACGGCCCGCACAGCCGGTTCGGCCGACATGGTGATAGGGTGCCCACCCTACTACGACCTAGAGGTATACAGCGATCTAGTGGACGACCTTTCTACCATGTCACCCGCAGAGTTTGATGCATCAATGGTGAAAACCATGCGTGAGGTCGCCCGCGTCCTACGGCAAGACCGGTTCGCCGTTTTCATCGTCGGCAACGTCCGCAACAAAAAAGGTGAGCTGCTATCAATGCACCGGTGCATGCTGAACGCCGCAGAAGCCGCCGGGCTAACCTACACGCAGGACGCGATACTGCTAACGCAGGTTGGTACGGCCGCGCTCCGCTCACCCCGCCAATTCAAACAAACCCGTGTGTTGGCCCGCACGCACCAGGAAATCCTTGTGTTCGTGAAGGGCGACCGGAAAAAAGCCGCTAAACGCCTCGGCGACGTAGACGTATCTATAGACCTGCAAGAAGCCGTGGCAGAGATGGAGAGGGAGAATGACGCAGCAGGAGAAGCCGCCGCGTAGGCGCTGCAAAGCCCGTAACCGGCGCGGCGGGCAATGCAAACGCTACCCGATCCCGGGCGGCACCGTCTGCAAAATGCACGGCGGTGCCGCGCCGCAGGTCAAACGCAAAGCAGCCCTGCGGCTCCAAGAGCTCGTAGACCCGGCCCTGAAAGTGCTCGCCCGCGAAATGGTGAGCGCCGAAAAATCAAGCGACAGGCTGCGCGCCGTAGAAAACGTCCTAGACAGGGCCGGTATAACCAGAAAGCAGGATCAGGTGGACGAGACAACGGCGCAGGAGATGCTGATAGCGAAGCTGCAGCAAATGACCGGACAATAAAACACTGGGGGCGGGTGGGGTGTATGGACTTCCTGAAAATGGTGGCCGCCTACCCGCCCGAGCTGGTGGCGGAGGCCGTAGCCTCACTACCCGATCACGTGGCGCAAAAGCTCCTAGAATCCATCACCACCACAGCCGGTAAACCCGCATACAGTACGCCCGGGGAGCTGGCGGCCGCACTAGACGAGCGGACGGTGCAGACCCCGGCACTAGAACTTATCGACCAGAAACTAGTGCAGGCGTTCAAAACACCGGATTCACGGCTAATCATCAGCATGCCACCGCAGGAGGGCAAATCACAGCGCGCCTCCCGCCGCTTCGTCGAATGGGTGCTCACGCAGAGGCCGGACACGCGGGTAATCATCGCCTCCTATCAACAGGAAATAGCCACGGAGTGGGGCGGGGTTATTCGTGACGACATCCGCGATAACGCGGCGAAACTCGGCATACGGGTGCGCCCCGGTTCATCCTCAAAGCAGTTCTGGAAGCTGGACGGGCACGAGGGTAGCGTTTTCTGCGCGGGCGTAGGCGGCGCAATGACCGGTAAACCGGCTGATCTGCTAATTATCGACGACCCGGTGCGCGGGCACAAAGACGCATCTTCACCCACCATTCAAAAGGATCAATGGAACTGGTGGACGGGCACCGCCGCCGCGCGTCTCGCCCCCGGTGCCCCCGTGATTCTAATCCTCACCCGCTGGCATGATAACGACCTGGCGGGGATGCTCATGCGGGAAAACCCCGGCGAATGGGAGTTCTTACGCATCCCAGCGCAGGCAGACCATAAGCCGGAGGCCGGGGAGGAAGACCCGCTAGGGCGGGAACCCGGCGAGTTCATGGTGTCCGCGCGCGGTCGTACACAAAAGAACTGGGAGAAACGCAAACGGGAGGCTGGGCCGAAATCATGGGCCGCCCTATACCAGGGCACGCCGTCACCCGACGAAGGCGGCATTTTCCCCGGCACCTGGGCGCGCTACAGCAACCCCATATGGGTTGAAGGGCACGATGGTGAGCGGGTAATCCACGGCATAGGCCCAGAGGACGAAATCATTCAATCCTGGGACTTGGCGTTTAAGGGAACCGACCAATCCGATTACGTTGTGGGCCAGGTCTGGTTGCGCCGGGGCGCCCGCTGCTTCCTGCTGGATATGCGGCGTGAGCGGCTAACTTTCATGGAGACACTAGACGCGATCAAGGCAATGTCCGCGAAATGGCCGCAGGCCGTAGCGAAATTCGTTGAAGACAAGGCGAACGGCCCGGCGGTCATCAACTCGCTACGCGGGAAAGTCGCCGGGATAATCCCCGTCACACCCGACGGCGGTAAAGTCGTCCGCGCTAACGCCGTCTCGCCCCTAGCGCACTCCGGCGACATCATCCTGCCCGAGCCGCACCTGCTACCCAACGTTGAAGAGCTGGTAGAAGAGGCGAAGCTTTTCCCGAACGGGAAGCATGACGACGCGGTGGACGCCATGACCCAGGCAGTGAACCAGCTCGGCATCAACCCCATCACCGGCGGGGACACGATAGAAGACGCCGAAGAATGGGGGGAAGACGGGTACAGCATCGGATTCTACTAACAGAGAGGGGGCGCCCTATGGGCCGCCTGCAAAGCATCATCGAATCGGCGCGCGAGACCATCGCGGGCGCCTTCAACGGCCCGGCCCGTGAGCTAGAGGCCGCAACCGCGCAGCTACGCGAATCGTTCTCCACGATTGAGGGGATGATGGCGGACGACGCGGGGTGGAGGCGCCTCACCACGATAGGGAGCGAGGAGTTCACCCTAGCCGGTGTGAAGCGCAATAGCGACGTGTGTAGGCTAATGTCCGTTTCCGACCCGCTGGTGAAGCGTGGCGTGCACGTACGCGCCGGGTACGTCTTCGGCGCGGGTGTGGGTGTTACCGCCAAAGCAACAGCGGAAAACAGCAGCCAGGATGTGAACGCCGTCATACAGGCTTTTTGGGATGCGCCCGCAAACCGGCGCGCACTCACAGGGATGCAGGCACAGCACAGGCTAGAACACGCGCAGGCGACCGACGGGAACATCTTCATCGCCCTGCGCACCGACCCTAACAGTGGGGCCGTAACCGCCCGCACCATCCCCCTCACCGAAATCACCGGCGTACTCACCAACCCAGAAAACGCAGCGGAGCCACGCTACTACCTGCGCGCCTGGACAGAAAAACTCTACGACGCCACGAGCACCCAGACCGTCCGTAAAGAAGCCTACTACCCCGCCCTAGGGTGGCGGCCCGTAGCGCAACCCCAGACCATCGGCGGCATCCCCGTAGACTGGACAACACCAATCCACCACCAGGCAGACGGATCACCCGACGGCTGGGCATGGGGCGTGCCCGACATCTTCGCAGCCCTGCCGTGGGCACGCGCATACAAGGTTTATTTGGAGGACTGGGCGCGGCTCATGCGCGCCCTAGCACGCATCAGCCACCGGGTAACAGCGAAAACCAACAAGGCAGCTGCAGAAGCCCGCCGCGCACTACAGCAGGCGGCGCTATCCCCCACACCCGGGGTAATCGGTGCAGTGGACGCAACCGTAGAGGCCATGCCTAAGACCGGGGCGACAATCGACGCAGAATCAGGGAAACCCCTAGCATCAATGGTCGCCGCCGCACTAGGCGTCCCCGTCACCATGCTGCTAGGCGACCCAGGGCAGACCGGGGCGCGGGCCGTAGCCGAAACACTAGACCGGCCAATGCTCAACGACCTCATGGCGCGGCAACACCTCTGGCAAGAAACCTACCGGGCTATCTTGGGCCATGTCATCGACGCCGCCATAGCCGCCCCGCAAGGCCCGCTCAAAGGCACCGTGAAGCAGGCCGCCGGGCAATGGGACATAACACTACCCGACGGGGTAGAACGCACCCTAGTGTTCCACTTCCCCGACCTCAACGAGCAGACACTAGCCGAGACCATCGACGCCGTAACCAAAACCTACGCCACCGGGCTAGTACCCTACGAAACCCTGGCCCTGCTCACCCTACGCGCGCTAGGGGTACGCGACCCCGACGAAATCATAGCCGGAATGACAGACCCCACCACAGGGCAGTTCATACCCGCCGGGGCCAACCTAGCCGACGCGATCATAGCCCAAGCGACACGCGGAGAGAGGAGCGACGAATGACCGTGCACATGGCAGCCGCAGAAGCCGCACAACGCCTCAAAGACCAAACCGAACGCATGCTAGCACTCCCCGAAACAACACTAGCCACCCAATGGGCCGCAGCATGGGAAACACTAGAGGCAGCATTCGCCGACGCCATCCGGGCGGCACAAGACCCCACAACAGGGGCAGCCCCCGGGTGGCGCATCCTCCAAGCCAACCGCACCCACGAAGCCCTGCAACATGCCCGCGAAAAACTAGAAGAACTCCTAGCCGAATACACGGGCATCACCGCCGACATCACCATCCCCGACGCAATCAACAGCGCACTAGACGCACACGCCAGGATGGTAAAAACGCAGCTACCCCTCACCTACGCCCTATCCCACACCCTCAACACCATCACACCCGAAGAAATCGACTGGATGGTGCGCCGCGCAACACAGCGCATCACCACCCACACCCTACAGCTCCCCCACGAAATCGAAACCAAACTAAAACACGCTCTAATACGCGGCACCGCAACCGGGGTAAACCCAGAAGAAACAGCGCGGCAACTCCTAAAACAAGTAGGCGACACCTTCAAAGGCGGGCTGCCCCGCGCAACCATGATCGCCCGCACGGAAACCCACGACGCGCAACGCCACGCAACACAACAATGGGAAACACGGAACACCGACATCCTAGACGGCTGGGTATGGGTCGCCGCCCTAGACAAACGCACATGCCCCGCATGCATCGCAATGCACGGCACCACCCACCCCACCAGCGAACCCGGCCCCTACGACCACCACCGGGGACGGTGCACCCGCGTCCCCAAAACCAAACCCTGGGCACAGCTCGGCATCAACCAAACCGACACCGCACCCAAAATCCAAACCGGCGAAGAGTGGTACGAATCGCTAACACCACAAGCGCAAGCCGACATACTAGGAGCCGAGCGCGCCCACCTCATAAACACCGGGCAAATACCATTCACCGCCCTAGCCCAAAGAACAACAAACCCAGACTGGCGCGACACCATCACCCAACGCCCACTACGCGACCTAAAACAGAAAGCCAAACATGCCTAAAACCCTCACCCGCGAATCAGCAGGCGGCCAACCAACAAGCGACCTCACCGGCGCAAAAATCGCAATCACCATCATCACCCCCGGCCAAGGCTCAAGCGGCTACTACCCGGCTGAAACAATCTCGGGCGCCGCCCACCTATTCCCCGCCGGGACACACATGTACATCAACCACCAAACCGAAAACGAAGAATGGGAACGCCCAGAAGGCGACCTCAACAAACTAGCCGGAGCACTAGCCACACCCGCCACCATCAACCCAGAAACCGGGGCACTAGAAGCAACCGCAGAAATCTTCGAATCACACCGAACATTCCTAGCAGACCGCGCACACATCATCGGCGTAAGCATCAACGGAACCGCCAGCATCAACCCCGACGGCGTAGTAGAAGCAATCCACAGCATCCGCTCCGTAGACTTCGTAACCCGCCCAGGCAGGGGGGGACGAATCGACCAAATCCTAGAACACCAGAAGGAGGACGAAGGCGAAATGCCAAAACCCCATGAACAGCAAAACCCCGTGGAAGAAATCACAGGCACCAACGACACCCTGGAAAACAACACCCCCGGTGAGGCCGTGGCCGGTGAAACGGCACCCGCCAGCGACGAAAACACCGCCGACGCAGGCACCGAAGAGGTAGAGCCGGAGCCGGGGCCGGTGGAGAATGACGGGTGCGCCGAATCGGCCCGTGAGTCCGCCGTGTCCGAGGCCGCCCGCCTCGCTACCGAGAATAAGGCGTTGCGTGAGCGCATCGCCGCCCTTGAGGGTGAGGCCCGCCGCACCGTCGTTGAGTCCATTGTTCGTGAAGAGTTCCACGGCATCAACGCACCCCATGCGGTGAAAACCCTCACAGAGGCCGGGGCGGCGGACAAGAACCTAGACGCCGAAGCGTTCCGTGAAAGCGTCCGCGCTCACGCCGCCGAGTACCCGCGCGCCCCCTACGGCGCACCAGGCGTCTACGGCATCCCCGCCGGTGGTGGGGATACCGTCACCGAATCGGACATTATCGAAGCAATGAAAGGCTAACCATCATGGCTAAAAACCTTGTTTACCCCCGCGCCGAACACATCAGTGTCCCCTCCCCTGCCGACGTGAAAAGCGGCGAACCCGTGGTAGTCGGCACCAACGACGCCGGTTACGCCGGTGTGGCGATCATCGACGCGGCGAACGGGTACCCCGTCACCCTAGACCTTGTAGGCTCCTGGCTGATCCCCGTGAAGGAGAAGGTGAACGCCGGGCAGCGCGTGAACGTCGGCACCGACGGGAAGCTAACCACCGGGGCAGGCCGTAAATGGGGTGTGGCCCTGGAAGGCTCCGCAGCCCCCGGCGCTGACGCCCACGTGAAGCCGCTCGGCGCATTCTAACCCACCCCCGACAAGAAGAGAGAAACACTCATGAGCAAAGACTTTCTACACGCGGACAAAATCGCTGAGGCCGGTGTGCCCGGCGGTGATCGCATCATTGAGGCCGCCCGCCTGTTCCGTGCAGGCATGACCGGTACCCCCTCCGCCCAGGCCCGCCTGAGCGAAGCCATGACTACTAGTGACTTCCCTACGCTGCTGGGGCAGGCCCTAGAAATCGACATGCTGCACACGTACCGCGACTACGTGCCGCAGTGGCAGGGTATCGCGGACACCACAGAGGTGGCGGACTTCCGGCCCAAGACCCTCAAGGATTTGTTCGGCCCGGTAGATTACGAGCTGGTGGCGCAGGGTGAAGAGTACAAGGCTACCTCGCTGAGTGATACTAAGCACGAAATCAAGGTGCAGAAGTACGGTATCACCCTCCCCTTCACCTGGGAGATGCAGCTCAACCAGGAATGGGAACAGTTGGCGCGCATCCCCGACCGCCTGGCGAAGGGCGCGCGCAAGCGTGAAGACCGCGCCGTAATCGAAGCCTTCGTTGGTAGCACCGGCCCGCGCGCCAGCTTCTTCAAGGGCAAGGCCGCCATTGCGGCTAAGCCGCTCACCATCAACAACCTTTGGGAAGCGTACAAATCCATCACCCAGCGGTTGAACAATGATGGTGAACCGGTAGACACCGGCAGTCTCGTGCTGGTAGTCCCCAAGACCCTTGAGGCTGATGCGCAGCGTATCCTCAACACTGAGCGGATCAAAACCACCGTGGGGGACACCACCACCGAAGAGAGCAATTACCTGCGCGGCGTGTTCACGCTCAAGGTTCTTGACGGCCTCACCGCCGTAGACAAGTCCAGCAAGGCCGCGACCACCTGGTACGTGCTCCCCGGTGTGGGAACCACCAACCCTGCCCTGGTGAAAGCATCCCTGCGCGGGTACGCCGAGCCGGACATTCGTGTGAAGAACGACGCGGGCCGCAACGCAGCCGGTGGAGACATCGACCCGACCGCAGGTTCTTTTGACCGCGACGTAATTACTTACCGTGGGCGTCACGTCACCGGCGCAACCGCCGTATACAACACCGCCGTGTACGCATCTACCGGCGCATAAAAGAAGGGATGGAGGGCCGCGCCCATGATAGAGAGAGATATTAGCCGGGTGCGGCTCCTCATCGCCGACCTGCCAAGGGACGGGGAGGCGGGGTGTGGCACGGGCACCCTCCTCACCGACGTGCAGGTAGAAGACCTGCTAGACCTGTCCGGCGGGAACGTGAAGCGGGCCGCAGCCCGGGCGCTCCGCACCATCGCCACTAGCGAGGTGCTGCTGTCCAAGAAGATAACGCAGCAGGATTTATCGGTTGATGGCCCGGCGGTTGCGGCTGAGCTGAGGGCGCAGGCTGACGCGCTGGATGCTGAGGCGCAGCGTGACGAAGACCGGGCGGGTAGCACGGGTGCGTTCTGGGAGGCTCTGGGTGGGCTGCATGGCTCGGCTATGAGTGAGGGCGCATCCCCCCGAGCCGCCACCTATGGGGGTGGGTTCGGTTGGTACTAGCTAACAGCCGCGTGGTTCCGAGGGGGTGGGGTGCTAGGCAGGCCCCGGTTCTGCTGGGGTCTATGAATAGCACGTGCGCCCTCTACTCCCCCGGGGCACCCGACAAAGATAACCCGCTAGAAGGGCCGGGGGAGCCGCGCATAGAGTATGAGGGCATCCCCTGCCGCCTACAGGAGCTAAACCTATCTGGCAACACTCAGGATGCTACGGGGCAGCTGGACGCGGCCCGCCGCGAGTACCGGGTGAGTATCCCGCTGCGGGTTGAGCGGCCCCGCGTCGGCTGGGTAGTGCGCATCACAGGGAGCGACGACCCGGGGACGGTAGGCCGCGAACTCACAGTGCGGCAGATACTCTACGGATCGGAGCTGCCATGCCGCGACCTGGTGTGCACCGACCCGCTCCAAGAAAACGGAGGGCGCGGTGACTAAAAGCATCGACATTACCGAGCTTGCCGCGATCAGTGCGAAACTAGCGGCCGTGCGGCCCCGCACCGAACAGGTACTAGCCAAGGGCGCGGGGGACATCGCGGCGCAGGCGGCCGTGATAGCCCCCATACGCACCGGGCACCTGCGGGCATCCATCAAACCCCGCCGGGTAAGCAGCGACGAGTACGCGATCACCGCCGGGGCAGCATACGCGGGCTTCGTTGAGTACGGCACCGTGCACATGCGGCCCCGCCCGCACATGCGGCCCGCCACCGATGCGGTCATACCATCCGTAGAGAAGGCGCTACTAGAGGTAGGGGGGAAAATCTTCTGATGCGAATCACAGAGATAATACAGGCCCTCACCGCCGCCCTAGACGGCATCCAGAACACGACAGTGTACACGGGTACTATCCCAGCCGATGTGCCGCTCTACCGTGACGGCCGCACCCCCAAACCCTACATTCTCCTGTGGGTCTCGCAGCCCACGGGGATTGACGCGATGCGGAGCTTAGCGGGGTGCGCCGACCGCGATTCACAGACCCTCACCATCCAGACAACCCTAGTAGGGGCCGATGTGAACACGGTCATGCACCTATCCGAAGAGGTGCGGGGCCGCCTCACCGGCCTTGCTGTCGGCGGGCATGAGGTGAGGCCGGACGAGCCGCAGCAGCAGACCGCGTACCCAGAATTTGATACAACGACGCCACCCGCCCGGGCATACGTGCCCCTGGTGTGGCGTCTCACAACCCAATAAACGAAAGGTGGAACAGCAGCATGGACGGATTCGTGCGTGTAGCCCACAGTGTAACCGGGCTAATCGTAGAGGTGCCCGAACACTACCTGAAACTATTCCCCGGCCTGTACCGCGACCTGCCCTCAACTGAGGGGCGCGTGCAGCCGGTGACAGAAATAGACCCCGCCAACAAGGCGGCCAACAATGGAGGTAAGAACTAATGGCAGTCCCCCCGGGCCGCACCCTAGCCGGTGCCAAAACAAAGCTTGTGATCATTCCCGCCGGTGGCATCAAAAACCCGGCGGCCCCGACCATTACCGAGCTGAACGCGGGCAAGGACGCATCGTGCCGCCTGCTGAAGGACGGCACGCACGTTGGTGCGGCCGCATCCGAGACTATCGACGGCATGGCCGCCCTCTGTGAGGACTCCAACGCTAAGACGTTCGGCAAGGCCAACTTTGAGGGTAAGCTCGTCCCGTTCCGCTGGTTCAACAAGACGAAGCCGGGGCAGGCTGATACGCAGGGCGACGAGATTTTTCAGATGCTCAAGACTAAGGGCACCGATATTTTCGTTGTCGTCCGCGTCTCCGCCAAGCCCTACGATGCGCCGTTTGAGGCCGAAGACGAGATTAGCGTGTACCAGGCCATCACCGACACCCCCCGCTACCCGGAGGGGGAGAATGGCTCTGAGGGGTACATTCGCGCCGAAGTCGATTTAGCTGTGAACAACGGTTGGCCGTTCATCGCGGCTAAGGCGGCCTAATAGTCCTGCCACCCGTGCGGTGGCTCCCACCGCGCACCACCATAGGCGGTGAGCGCGGCTCATACCCCTTAGCCGGGCCGGGTTTAGTGTGTGCCCCGGCCCGGTTGAGGGCACTTTAATCACACGCGAAACACACACGATAAGGACAAGAATTATGGCTACCAAGAAGAAGAACACCGCGACCGCACCGGCCCCTGCTGGGTTCAACCTCACCGACTGGATTACCGGCGGCACTGAGCACCGTCTCACCCGCACCGCCCTGCTGGCGCTGGACGCTAACGCGGCTGAGCGCATCGCCGAACTGGAGGCCACTATTAAGCGGCTGTCCGGGCCGGAGGGTGCGGCCCCGGCCGGTACCGAAGCACTGGGTGAGGTGAGCAACGCGGACAAGCTCACCGAGGCGCAGGACGAACTAGAGCACCTGCTAGGCACCGTGCAGACCGCCGAAGTTGTAGTTTTCGGCCTGGTGGATACGGAGAGTGAACGTATCCGTGAAGAATACAAGGCCGCTGGTGGCACCGACGAAGGCATTAAGAACGATGATGTCAGGTTATGGTACCGCATCCTAGCCGAGGCTGCGACCCTGGAAGGGCACCGGCTCACCCCCACCGAATGGGAGGGCGTGCACGAGACTATCGGCGGGCAGTTCGTGCGGGTAATCGGCGCATACGTTGAGGCCGCTAACGCCGCCGTAGGCTTCGAGGTGTCGCCCCGGTTTCGTAGCTGACTGCCTCATTTGTGAGGAACACGCGGGTGGCCTGCTGGCGCTGCAGGCCGCCCGTGATTGGGGTGTAGCCCCGCACATCCTGCTTGGCGGTACGGGGCCGTGGACTGACGCCGACCGTATCGCCGTGATGGGCCTCGCCCTGTATGAGCGTGAGCTGTGCAAGGAATGCGGGCGGCACACCAGTATTTGCCGCAACCCGAAGTTCTCCGGCTGGTTCGAGGTGGAGCAGGAGACGTGCTATGCGAAGGCGGCGGTTGATCGTGTGACTGGTGGGAAGAATTTCCGGCCTGAGCCGGGGCGGATTATGTTCCCGGTGCTTGAGGATTTGCGGGATGATCCCGCTTTTGTACCTGATGATTTTTAGATGATTTGGAGATGTGTTTATGGCTGCTGAGCAGAAGGTTACGGTACGCC